GTAACATTCTCTTGGGAAGATAATCCTGCAGCAATTGTAGGAGAACAATGTGAAATCTATAGAATACCATTATGGACACCTAACTCTAATACATTAGGTTGTTCTTTATTAATACAAGATGGTGATTCAGGAACTCCTGCAACTAAAGTTATTAATGACGGTGAACTACAACAAACTAAAGAACTATTTTTAGATGATGTAAATCAAGATGATACTCTTACACAAGTTCTAGTAAGAGACCCTGCTTCAGCCAATGTGGTTAGATGGAGAGATGCACTTAGTATTGTACCAGAATTAGGTTGGGATTTAATAGATCCAGGTCTAGGTATAACAAACTGGGATGTAGATAAGTATAATGGTTATATGCAAGTTACTATTCCGACTGCTTTTAGAGCAATTAGACCAAATAATCTTTTGAATGCAGATGAAGGTTATTTTGTTTTTGTTGCAGATAGCCCTAATATACCTTTAGACTATTTACTATTTACAGGTGTTAATGGAGGAACTACACAGACTGTGAGAACAACTTGGTCTGGTGATGCTGTTAATGGTTTTCCTTATATACCAACTAATCAATCTGGTGGATTTTGGCTACAAGGAGTAGCTGTAAAATTTCATTATATTTTACGTATAGATGCTGCAGGTAATCAAATTATATGGTGGGATGCTTGCTGTGAAATACAACCTCTTAATCAATGCCCTATTGTACAAAACACTACTATTAGTTTAGTAGAAGATACAACTTTAACAGGTCAAACTTTAACAGCCTCAGATCCTGATGGTGATCCATTAACTTGGAGTATTGTAACTGCACCTCCAGCATCACATGGTACAGTTAATTTGAATTCAGCTACTGGTGTTTATGATTTTGTTCCTGCTATAAACTATTGTGGAACAGGATCATTTACATGGAAAGTTAGTGACGGTACATGTGAAAAAGAAGCAACAACAACATATAATATAAGTTGTGTTTGTGATGTACCATCATTTGCTGTTTATCAAGGAGCTAATCAACCTTGTGGAGCAGCATCAACTGCACCTTTATTTACTGATCCTGCAGGTTCACCTTATCAGTGGGTGGGTGATTATTGTGACCCAGATAATGCATATACTGACGTAACACTTACAACAGAATATTCTCTTGATGGTGGTACAACTTGGATAGCAGGTCTTCCAGCAGGATCAACAATACAAAAAGATGTACCAGCACCATGGCAGTTTACTTTTGATCAACCTTCTGTTCCATCTGGTAATCAGCAATTTAGATTTACACTTCAAGATGTAGATGTAACTTGTAAGAGCGAGTACATTTTTAATGTAACTGCAGCTTTAGATATATTAAATAGATTTGAATTTCAGGTGTCAAGTGAGCAAGCAACAGGAACATCTACAAATGCACTGTTTCCTTTCAGAGCTAATACAAATTTACCTGTATATGGAGCTACTGGAGGTACATGGAACCCTATACCTTTTCCTTCACCACAAAACTGGATGGGAAATTATACTAGTCAAGGAAGAAGATTAACTCAATTTACATCTCAACCTGGTAACCTAAGCAATTCAGGACTAAATAACAATAATGAAGTATTGAATGTTTCACCGAGTGGTGGAACATATCCAGGTGTTGCAAATTCAACATTTCAATTAGTATATTTAACTGCTGGTTATCAAGTTAATTCAAGTATCGTTGAATCAGTAACACCAAATATTGTAGCTCACCCTATGTCTTATCCTGCTAATGATAATATATCAATAGGTGATACTATAATTTTTGATGCTAATACAATAAATATTGCTTTTGGTTTATCAGGTGTAAATGCTGTAACAGGTAATTTAACTTATGTAATTCAAAATGAAGATATTGGTTATGCTCCTTTTGCTATATCAGCAATACCTTTAGCACCAAATAATGGGTCTGCTCATCAGTGTAATGATGGTGCATTTAAAATATATGCTGCTATCACAAATGCTGCTGGTGGAACAGAAGTTTATAATTTACTAAGAACCTCTACTTCTAATAATGGTATACAAAATCCAGCAAATGGTACTACAAACACAGCAGTTAGAAGATACAGTTTAGATAGTTATTCTCCTTCACTTGGATATCTAACTGGACCAAATGGTAGAACTTGGACTAGACCAACTAACAATGCACAAACTGGACTAGGAGTTAATGGATCACCTAGTATAATGAGTTCTGCTAATATTGATTATACACCACGTGGTGCTACAGGGTCTAAATCTAACACAATTTATAACTACGATGGAGGATATGTTAAAGCAACAAATAATGTAGATACACTTTGGAGTTCTACAGGAGCGCAAAGACTTCAAGCAGGTGTTATACAACAGATAGCTGCTAATAGTATAGATGGTAATATAATTTTTTATATTGCAGGAGATAATTGGGCCAAAACACGTGCTACAACACAAGCCACAGGTACAATTAGTTCAATAGGTCCTAATGGAGAAGTTACCGGTGTAACTTTAAATAGTGGCGGTGCTGGTTATGCTCAAAGTTTATTTAGTGGTGCTGGAAACCCAACAACTAGAGCAGAATATTTTATAAGTGGTGGAGATAGTGGATGTTCAGTTTTTGTAACTATGAATGCAACAGCTGGAAATAATCAATCTATAGTATCTATAGATTCTGTAACAAGACCAGGTTCAGGTTATGTATTAGGTCAACCATTTTCTATTGATCCGGCTCTTACATGGGTTGCAAGTGCCCATGGTGATGCAGCTACTCTTAGAATATTTAAAGAAGATCCTAGTAATCCTGCAGATCAAATAGAAATATTTAATGGTCCTCCTTTTAATAATACTGGTACCGCAACAGGTAATGCATTTAATGCAGGTGATGGAACATCAGTGCAAGTAAATATATTTACGGGTCAAGTAACAATTTTATAATGAGTAAAGTAAAAACAAATAGTGCAAGTAACCCTATGAGTCCACACAGTCCTAAAGTTAGGGCTGGTGGCTCAGTAGTTACTAATAAAAGTACAGGTAAAGGCGGCTTTAAGGTTGCCCAAGATTCAACTGTATTGGGTACAATGAATGGTATAATGAAAGATCAGTATAACAAGTAAGTTATTTTTGATCTTCCAATTCTTTTTGTAAACATGCAAGTGCACGCCAAGCAACCTTTGCTGTATGACGTATTCCGTCATCATCAATTGTTCCTGCATCTATAAGATGTCTAGCTAATGCATCAAAATCATCATTAGACTTATTACGATCCCAATGTAATGGTTTATCAGGGTGATGTTGTTTGTTTCCTTGTAAGGAAACTCTTGCTATTTCCATAATAGCATCCGGGAAGTATTTAAGAACACCAGTAAATACTGGAGTATCTTTTCTTTTTTCAGCTTTATCCATAAATAGCCATTCTTTTTTTATCATTTCTTTTTCTTTTTCCTTCTTTCAGCCATAACATCTTCAATCTTTCTAACTTCATATGCTCCACATGGACCATTTGCAGCACGAGATGTTGCTTTCCTATTAGTTCTTTGCCAGCTGTAAATTTGACTATCTTCACTGCAAGGTATAAAGTTTATACCTGCTTTATTATATCTTTCTTGTTCTCTTTTTTCTTTCTTTGTCATTTGTCTTTACTTTACGATTAATTTTATTCCTTTGCCAAATCACTATTGCAAATAAAGCCACAGTAACTATGGGATGAATAATTACAAAAATCCAAATATTAGCTTCCTTATATGTTAAGCCAGTTATATCTGCTATCCAGTATAACACCTCAACGCATATATCAAATAATTCATGCATAAGTTTATTTATTTTTATTTTTACGATAGTCAATTATGAATCCAACAGCTACGAGTAAGTTTAAACCTAAGCTAGCTATAATCTCATGAATATCTTTATATGTATTTATACTTAGATGTACATGTCCGATTACCCAAAATGGTATTGCCATTTGCTGACTGTACCATATTAATGCAAACTCTATGAATTTTTTCATAACCAATCTCTAACATTTATATTTTTTTTTCCTCTTATAGTCCTAAACACAGTCTCTACTTCTTTCCAGTATTTTACTAATGTTTCAAAAGGCATTTCTTCACAAGTATAACGCAACTGTAGGATGTGTATAAGTCCATCTGTAGGACCCATATTATTATATATGCTCTGTGCTCTTTGCTCAGGTTCTGTAAGTTGTGTTTTAGTCCAGTCCATATTTACTTAATTAGGTGTAGGGGCCTACATGTATAACATGCAGTTGGTTTGGCCCCATCATTATTCACCTAACTTTCTACCTTTTAGGATCCATATTATATATATTATAATAATTAAAAAAAGTATTCTTAATCCTGGGCTCATATTCTACCCATGTACATTTCTTGAACTAATACTTTTTCTGTTATATCTATATCAATTGGAACTTCAACAATATCTTCCATAACTATATCTATGTCATTAACATTGGTGTTAACTTCTAGATTAGCATATAAGTTCTTATTTATAACTTCAGCAGTTACAAAATCATGAAAGTCTTTTTGATCTGATAACCAGTCTCTTGGATGTGCTTTCTTTAATGCATGCGTTACATGATTATAAAAAGCCCACGCACTGTTATTACTCTGACCATAATCAAAAGATGGTTTATCCATTTCTTTCTTTATCATAGATACTTGTTGTGTGTCTATTATATCTTCATCAATAAATAATCTTCCTACCAACTCTGACTGTTGTTTACAGCTAAGTTCAACAGACTTAAGATATTCTTTATCATTTATTAATCTTTTATAATATACTTCAGCATTCTTGATTTGATCTGTCATATGTAACTTAGTGTCCATATTAGCTGTTCCGGTATGCTTTCTAGTGTAATTCATCATATCACCAGCAACCATTCCGTTTGAACATACTTTAACATAAGCTCCTATAGCACACTGAAACCTTGTACTTTTATCATAAGAGTTAGTCCAAGAGAACATCATACCTAGTTCTTCTTCTTCCATTATACTGCTATCAACAGGATTAATAGGTCTTAAATGATAGATACCTTGTGCTACATTAGCATTCATATTAGATCTATAGACTTCTTTTATTATAGTGAATCCACTTGCATTAAGAAGATTCATAGTGTTGTCTATCACTTCTTTGTGTGATATGACTGTGTAAGATTTACCATGGTTAGGTAAAGGTTGACTTTTTAGAAATGCTTTAGTCACTTCTGTTGGTTTTTTATATCCCATAATTATAAACTTATTAAGTGTAAATATAATAAATTAATCTGACTCAGCAAATTAAAATATATATCTTATTGTGTTTAAAGGAAAATACTTCTTGTATATATCCTTGAATTCATTGATTAGCCTGCCTTTATGTTCTAAAGGATACCTCATAACGCCTGATTGATTTTTAACTTCATAAGAACGCCTCATTAGTTCCTGCGCTTCTGGTGATGCTTTAATCATTTGGTTCTTATGATTGGTTAAAGCAATTACCTCACATTTATTTATACCTGCTAGTTCTTTTACCTGTTTAAAAAGATTATCATACTCTTCTTTCCATCCGGGATAAAATACAAGAGGGCTGTAATTACAATGTACTTCCCATCCCAACTGCTTGAGACGGTTAACATCAGCTATACGGCTTTCTATCTTTTGCATCTTAGGTTCTAATATATTAGAATACTTCTGAGGCATAAGACTAACACGAACTCTTGGAGGCTTGTTAAAATTACTAACGTCTAACGTTAATAGTCCTGGGTACTTTGTAGCCATTGTTGTATTAAGATTTTTATGTTTATCATACATAAGCAAGTAATCATATAAAGAAATTCCTGCTTTCCTCACATGTTTCTGCATCAGTACTAAATCTGTATTACAAGCAATGTCAACCATTGTGTATATTGGGTCTTGTTGATCAGGCACTTTATAGTAACTTTTTTCCCAATCAACAACAGACTTAAATATTTGATCAACGTTTCTATTTACAAAAACTCTTTTACCATTATACCTAGACATATAACAGTAGGTATCTACACAGCCACCAAAACAACCATATATGAGGTTTGGGGCTATGCAGTTAGCACTATTGTTATTTGGTTTAGTTATAAGAGTTGTTGTTTTTTGTACCTTAATCATTTTTTATGTAAGCTGACTCAGTACCAGATATAATATCTATATCTTTTACTACAATGTCCTTTACAAATTGACCATTAATCATTTTACCTGTACGTTTTGTAATTACATTGTAAGCACTTTCAAGGCACTCTTCTAAACTAAGATTTTGCATCTTAGCTTGAATAATCAAGGTGACCATAATGTCACCCATAGCATCTATAATCTCTTCACGGTCATCATTATTGATAGCCGTAATAAGTTCTGTTGTTTCTTCTAATGTTTTCAATGACTGGGCCATTGGTGTAGCTTTAGCAAGAATACCTTTTTCTTCTGCCCAGTTTTCAACTGCACATTCTAATTCAAAATAATCCATATGTTTAAAATAATTTTAATTGATTTGATGACACTGATAATATACTATTTATCTCTGACTCAATTGCTTGCAGATAATAAAGCTTATTAATATTATAGTTTTCCCATTTAGGTTCTACTTGCATATCATTAAATAAACTTTGTAACCACTTGCCGGCCTCTAGTTGTATTTCACGATCATCATTTTTGTTAACTTTTACAATCTTTACTCCATCTTTAGATATAAAATATCTATTGATTTTTTGTAATTTATCTTCAGTGTATTTGCCATCCTTAACATATCTTGCTACTTGCTGCCAATTACCCTTTGATTTACCACCTATACAATAATCTAGAATGTTTTTATTTTGTTCTAAATAGTCTTCAGGTAGTATGTTTTTTACAAAAAAAGCATATATAGCTTTTGGTATAACCAACTTAGACTTATTCTTATGCAACTGTAAGTTGTGAAAATCAAATCTACCCTTAAGTTTAACAGGGGCATAACTAAATTTATCATTTTTAACTTTAAACAAATAATGAGGTAAAGACTGTTTAACTTCTCTAAACTTTGTTATGTCAACATCTATGTAGTTGTTTACACCAATGTAATTATTTACATCAGATAAAACAAGCTTTTGATATTCATCATGTTCTAAGTTTAAATTAGTTTTCTCCTCCCATTCTTCACATATTTGCATATATAAATCATAGTGCTCTCTTGGTATTATAGTCTCTACGCCATCTGTGTTTTGTAATAAAGCTACAGCACCCGGTATACGCTCCATTATTTGTTCATAAAGCATCATTAATGTTAGTTGACCATTAATTGTAATCTTCATACACAATTCTGGATCATAAAAGAAGCTGTTTACATCATTGCTAAGGCCAAAAGTAGAATTAAGTATAATCTTGTATACATAATTCATTGGATTGCTCTTAGGTATCTTCTTACGCTCTTCAAAGAACCATTCATACTGATCACAAAACTGGTCAACTGGAAAATGCTCAGGTGACCACTTGTTTTTGATTGCTAAATTTGGGTAAAAAGATGTTACATCTGAACTCATAATTAACATATCATCACTACTTTCATAAACACCTTTGCTAGCAGCACCATGTGCACCACCTAAACCAAAATGTGTCTTTACAGATTTATAATCTATATGATATTTAAAACTACCTTTTAAGTTAGTAGCATCTATCTCTAAAGATTTAAACCTATCATGTAGTGTTTTAAACTCTTGAGATGTAAACGTTATATATGGTAATAAAATATCAGATACTTTAATAACAGTTCTATGAGTTCTCATTTGTTTAAGGTCCCTCTTTGGTATATTAAGTTTTTCTGATAAATAATAACCAAAAAGTTCTTTACTAATTCTTGGTTCAGAGGCGCTATACAGATTTATATTATATGTATCTGTCAACTCTTTACGTAGTTTTATCAGTGATTTTGATCTATTAAAGACTTCTTTAGTTGATTTAACATCATTAACATTATACTCAATTATAGTATCAATTTCTTCAAGAGTTTTAATCTTAGCTGTATGATCTATAGGCATTTCTAATATATTTTGCCAGTCCATACTGTATTGTATCCACTTAAGACTAGAACGTTTAGCCGGGTTATCCCAATGATGTAACTTAAATAGATCTATCTGACCCACCTGCATTTTCCATATAGGATAATCCATAAACTCTTTGTTATTAGACTTATTAATACAGTACTGTGCGTACCTATAGATTATATTAGCTATTTCACATCCTTTAAGATCACACCATAAGTAATGATTATCTATTATATATTGAGTGATCTGACCATCAAAGGCTAAACCGTTGTATGATATATGCCACTCTTTATTTGTAACGTTTTGTTCAAGAAAATCTATAAACTCATCAAAATCATTTCTCAGATCATGAACAACAAACGTTTTGCTTTCATTTGTTTTATAATGTTCAAATACTCCGGTGAAACAATTAGATAAAGTCTCATAATCCATTACCCAATGCTTCATTCTTTTGTTTTTTTAAGTTTATCTTTAAATGTATGTAAAGTTCTTTCAGTAATACCTAAAGCTTTAGCTGCACCTCTTACAGTTTTATATTTATTAAGAGCTAGAGTCATTACTCTCTCTCTCATTTGAATTAGTGTTTCCATCTTTATAATTTTTAAGTGCTACTACTTTAGCTTCTAATATAAGATCCATAATAGAATCATAAATATTTTCTACAGCTTCTGGTGATCCATCACGCTCTAACTTTTTATCTATTTCTCTTTCATATAAGTCAACTGTCCTAATCACATGTTTGATCTTTCTCTTGACTTCTTGACTATGTATATATTGCAATCCATGTGCTAGCTCACCCATACACTTGTTCATTGCTATTAGGATATTAATATCCATTATTTCTTCTTCCCTTAATTGTTTCATAATATAATTTATTAGAGCCAAAAAAAGCTCAAATCAATGAGCTTTCTTTTTAAAAATCAATAAAGTATTAGACCTTTATTGACCAGGTAGAATTAAATTAGATGTTTTAGTTTCCTTTACATCTATATTCATGAACTGTGTGTAGTCAAATTCTGTAGCATTGACAGCAAACATATGAATAAAAGTTTCTATATCAGCTTTATCATTAAGATAAAACTCAGAGAAAGTATCTACTAACCTTCTCTCTTCTTTAACTGTTTTACCAGTTTGTGGATTTGGTGCTTTTAATCTTTGAGGATCTCCGTTATCATCTAACTTTGGTACCATATGATAAGATTGTTTCATCACTTTACTGATGACAGCTAAAATACCTGACGCAGGGTCAAACATAGCTTCTGTATAAGGTGAGTCTAAACTCACAGGAATTAATGTAAATGAATTTACATTTCTAAATACTGATTTTACCAGCATCATATTTTGTCCTATTTGTGCCATAATTGGTTTTATTTATTGCTCAAAGATATTGAAGTATCTTCTAATAACCTAGCTAAAAGATAATTATTATCAACTAAGGTTTCTTTTTCTAAATCTGGAGGTGTACATATCTCATGAACATCTTTCAATTGTTCTACTGATACATTTAAAAACTCTGCATATTCTTCATGACTTTCTTGCGGTGACAAAAAAGAATGAACATATTCAGAAACTTTATCATCATCTCCAAAATAATCTAATATATTAATTTTACTATCTACACTTATATTTGAATACTTACCTTTAATAAAGTTATCATAATCAAACTTTAATGGAGTAAAATCATAAACTATCAGGTGTCTTCTCTCACTAAGTTTTATATGCTTATAAAAATGTTGATGGGAAAATACATACTTTTCTAAAAACAATATAAATTTCTCAGTCATAGGGGTCTGATATAAACACATAAACATTGTATCATCAATAGAGTAGACATCTTCCAAGGCTATATAAGTTTGCCTAGGAACATGTCCAATGCCTTTTTTATATCCAAGTAATGGATACATAAAAACTTTACTCTTTTGAAAATAGTCTGTGTAAACACCCATACTATAATTTAACTTTATTTACTAAGAATTCATATGGTAGACTGTAGTTTCTTTCATTATAATGATACTCAGCAGCTTTTAATACACCACCAAGACCTTCTGCCCAACCACCTAATGTTTCTTGAGACACATCAAATACGTAAGTTTGATTATACTTATCAATCACAACAAATTTGAAATCTATTGTATAATCATCACGGTTATCTACGGATTCCATAGAGTCCCATACTAACTTACAGTATATAGCTGCTTGTAACCAATAATTATAAAAGTCTACTGTTTCCTTAAAGTCACTTATTGTTTTACCAGTAGTCTTTAAATCAGTTATAACAGCTTTTTTTTCTTTATGATCTATACTAAAGAAATCTATATAACCATGTAAACCAAAAGGTAACCCTTTTAACTTACAGCTTAGATATTTTTCTGCGTGTGTTTCATAATCATCTAATTCAAAATCTGTAGGTGCTTCTTCAAATATAGCCATAACATCACTGTTACTTTTAATAATTTCAGATTGATCTTTACATCTTAATAAAGTATCTTGATCAACAACATCAACGTTAGTATTAGATAAAAATTCCCAGTAAGGTTCAAACTCCGTGTTTATAATCTTAACAATACGTTGCTCATCTGTTTTTAGAGACTGATACAAATTCATTTCTTTGAGTGAATCCAATACTATTTCTGACGGAACATCAAACAACTTTTCTGCGTCTGTATATAAAGACATGTTCTTTAAAACCTTTCTAACACTATCTGATGGTGCTTTGCTGGGTGTTATACTAAACTTATCTTTTAAATTATCAGGTTCAAACAATAAACAATGAAGTAGCTTTCCTTCTACTAAGTGCTTATCTGTTCTTACCTCTTTGTCCTTTAATATATAATCCTTATAAAATAAGAATGGTGAAAATAATAATTTGTTTAAAGAAGAGTAGCTAAAGCAAAATTTATTATTTGCATAAAACTCCTCTTCTTTTTGAAAGTTTCTATTCATTTATGTTTTCTTCTATTTTGTCTACAATATACAAATTATCTAAATCAACTTTAAATATATCTGAACTATCACCAACAATTGGCCCTAGTAAAGTATTTAAAAGTTGTTTTCTAGATCTATCTACTGCAAATCTTGTTAATTTTCTATCTTTTGCTAATAATGACAAGTAATTATTAAAACTATATATAGTGGTTGTATTATGAACTCCTTCATATGCTTTTAATCTATTACGCATTGCTTTAACATTAACTGAATTCCAGTTATTTGTATTTTTAAACCAATCATATTTCCAATAATATAATCCTGATACTACATCAAATGATTTTTCTATATTACAATTAGCCATCATTTCTACTGCTAAAGATCTGTTATCTATATCTGTACTTAGAATCATTTTTTCAATATCTTCATATTTATCATTTTCTATTACTGCTAGCTCACCATCAATAATATTAGAAATATCAGTATCAAATACAATTTGACTTGTTGACTGCAAAAGATTATTAAAAGCTTCTGCACTTTTTTTAGGTAATATCCAATCATTACCTTCATCATTATTCAGATCTTCATCAAGCATATATTTATTTACCTCATCATATAATTTAGGGTTGCTGCCGTTCCAATGCTTATTTACTTTAAAGTCTATCATACTAAATGTTGGAGTTTCATTTAAAAACTCTTGTATTTTAGCTGTTGCTAAATCAGTAAATGCATTCTTATCCGCTTTCATCCATTTTACAACTTGAAACAAAGACTGATATGGTATAGAACTAGCCCATGTTCTTTCAAGTAGGGTGTCAAATAATTTTAATGATACTATAGATATATCTGCTTTTGTTATATCTCTAATAACTTTACAATTATATTTATCTTTCATTAAATCCATTTTTTGTCTAGGCAAAGTTATCTTAGGAAATCTATATATATTTTTATCCTGCAGATCTATTTCTTGATCACTCTCTACTAAAGGTAAACCTAATTTTTCTAAATCTTCAGCTTCAACTTGCCAACCATTTTTATTATATAGCCATTGCTCTTCAAGCTTATCAAATTTTATACCTGATGGTTTTATTTTACCATTGCTATCTATATGCTCATCATATAATTCAATATGGAATCTGTATTTTGGTCTCATAATTTTTTATTTTAAATATTGTTGATATTCTTTTTTAACAGCTACTTTAAATGTATAAAGATCTCTGTTGTGAATGCTTATTTCTCTCCTTACTATAGGCTCAAGATATCTAAATGATACTTTATCAAGTTTTTCTTCTTTTTCTAACCATAGTATCATATCCTGAGCACTCTTTCTTTCAAATTTTAAAAAGTTTGATACTTCTAGCCAGTACCTAAGATCTTTATCTCTATTATCTGCATATGTAATATTACTACAGTCTTGAGCAAATTGCCATAATAGATGATAATTTTTTGTATAGTCTATTGTAGGTACAATTTTAAGAGCTAAAGCTTTGTCTTCAGCGTATGTAGCAAGCTGAACTTTAAGATCACTAAGAAGTTGTTCATCAAGAATCATCTTTGTTGCAGATGCACATAATACTGTTTCAGGATCAATAACACTAACATTTGTGGTATCAATTATATGAGCTAAATTTACAGCCATACCGGTTAACATCCACTCATCATAAAGACTAGTTTCAATATCTAAATCATAGTATCTTACACTTTCTGTAAGCTTAGGAGTTAGTATAACTTCTAGGCCAGAATTATATATTGCTATTTCTTTAGGATGTGTTGCATGATGTCTACCTTTAGTAGTTTCATAATTCCACAGCTTGTTCATCATTATAGTAGAAGGAATATTGTCAGCGTTTTCTAAACGGTGAGTTGATATATCTTCATGGCCTATAATTAGATCCGCTAATTCATAATCATTTGTTACAGTTATACCATGCTCTTTAAGAGCTACTTTTAATCTATCTTGAGATACATTACACTTAGGTAATATAAAAGCTTTCTTTTTAGTTCTAAAAGTTTGTTCATCTTCTGTTGGGACAGTTAGTATAGTGTTTATTTTCTCATATGTTGTTTGATCTTGAGTACATAATACTTTATTAACCTCCCCTGAACCAGAAAGGACACCATAAATAGTGTCCTGTTCTAGTCCAAAGTAAGTTAAAGCATCAGTATCAAAATCTTGATATACTGATTTATTTGCCATTTTATTTCATTGTCATTTGGACAATCTCTGGGATCATCATTAGTTTATTAAACTTCTTTTTATTACCATTAAATATGGTACGTACAATTAAATACTTAAGATCATTAGTAAAATAATCTTTAGTACATAATGCTTTAAGTCTATCAGTTACTTTCTGACCTACTGTATTATCTTGAGAATATACAACGGAGAAGTTACCAAGCCTTGTAGCTAAAGTAGATGCAATATCTGCACGGTATGTATCATCTTTACCAATACAACCTCTAAGCTCACCTAAGATGTATGCCTCATTATCATGAGTCAACAAATCTTTTGGTGTTACCAGCTTATCAAGCTTGTTATTAATAAAAGTTGTAAACATAGAAGCAAAAGCATCACCTACACTACCTTCACCAATCATCTGAATCATACTAAGGTTATCTTCAAAAGAATCAAAGCTTGATATTGCATTAAAGAATGTAGTAATAGATCTTGCATTTGTTTCTTGCGTTACCAGTTCTGGATGAAGTAACAGGAAGTTAATACATCTAGTATCAATTCCTGCACCCTCAGCCCATTGTGCCCATACATCAACATCAAACTTTAAGTTAGCGGTTACATATCTAGTCTTCTGTGCACTATCTACACTGTTAACCATATAATCTCCGTTGTCTGGGTTTGCTGTCAAAATTATGTGCCAGTCTTTTGGTAATGTCCATGAGATATAAGATTGTCTATCAATCAATTCCATAACTGCTTGAATAAATCTTGTGTCAGCACGGTTCCAGTCATCTAGTAATAAGATACCACCGGCCTTTGCATCTGCAATCCATTCAGGAGCACAATAAGACATTCTGTTCTTACCAGTCATTTTGTATCCATTCTTTAGATACTCTTGTACGGCAAGTTCATCAACCCATTGTCCTACTTTTTTTGTTACTGTTTGATTAAGATTAGCTAAACTAGTACCTGCAGCTCTTTGTGTAGCTGTAACCATAGAAAGATTGTCTTGTTGTTTTACTGCTACTTTTTTTTCTTTATACATCTGGAACTGACGTACAGGGAAGCCTACTAAGTCACCTAACTCTTCTATCTGTGCAAGGTTAAGCTTTACAAACTTCAGGTTATTATCTTGAGCAAGCTCTACTATAGTAGAAGTCTTACCAATACCTGATTCACCTACAACTTCTACTGATACAGAATTCTTTCCCGCTTCTTGTAGATATCTGTTATTTGTAATTATGTGATTTACAAATCCTTTTAGTTCTGTTACATTTAAATTTACTTGTGCCATTTTCTTTCTAATTAATTAAGTTGTATTTTCTGTCCTGGTAAATCTTCATTTATATTACACCTGCTACTGTGTACCCATAATGTATTATGAGGACAGTCATCAGGAGAATATGCTTCACCATCTGTTAAATATATGAGAGCTGTGTATTGCCCCTTGTTTTCATTAAAGTGATCTATTACTGGTTGGAAGCTTGTTCCACCACGACCATGTATTTCCCAATCTTTTTTTGGATTAAATTCTTTCACGCTATTCAAGCGGGTATCACATTGTGCAACTGTAATCTTATGACCTGTCTTATGCATATGCGTAAGTTCACTAAAAAATTCTTTTAGTTCTTCATTGTTTACAGATCCACTTGTGTCAACACCAACAAGTATGTGATTTTTGAATTTAATCTTAAGCCCTGGATTAGCTGCATAACGTTTATTGTATTTACGTCTCAGCTTTTTGGTATAAACTATACTAGAGTTACCTACAAATCTTCTTAGATAACCTTTCCAATCAAATTTTGGTGGTTCAATGTGCATTAACCTATGAATCAAATCAGCAAGCTCACCCGGTATATTACCTTGTTTCTTTTCTGTTTGCTCTGCAGATGCTTTAAGTTGATGTTCAATTTGTTTCTGAACTAACTTCTTATCTGCTTCAGGTAATTCATCAAAGTCTTTCCATGTACTATGACAATAAGGTGACTCACCATTCATTTTATCCATTAAACTATCTAGAGATGGAGATGTCCCGTCTTCCTGTGCTTGTTCCAAAAGTCTATAATATTCTTTTGTACCTGCTCTAGCAGGAAGATTAAGTTCAGGAAAACTTGATAGTAATAAACCACCATCAGGTAATTTACTTTCCAGTATGTACTGGTTGATCTCTAAATCTGCAGCTATATTAAATAGCTTATGATCATTATATAGATCTCTTAATATCAAATGACCAAATGCAATGTGCAATAGCTCATGTTTAATTAATCCAAATCTGTGATCTTCACTGAGTTCATTATAGAACTCTGGGTTTATAGTCAATTGCATACCAATACCTTGTTTACTAACTCCTGCTGTAGGAATCTTATTACTGTATTGCTTATTGATACCAATTAAAAAGAGCCCGTAAAAGGGCTCTGTAAATATCAAACTTTTGGTTGTTCTTGCAACCTGGTCTTGTATATTTATCATCTTTTTATTTTTCTAAGAATATCCATGTATATATTATCTACTTTACTTTTTTTAATGAATGCATAAATTTTATTTGTGTCTAATGCGTTTATTTGAAAACTATATTTTATAGCTATGCAAAAATCTACACGGTCTTTAAACATTAAAGCTTTGGCCATAAGTCTATTAACTACTTCTTTTTCCTGGTAGTCAGTATTATTATACATATGCCAAGCCAATTCTTTATCTTCCTGTAGGCCACTAAACATTTCTTTATATTTAAAAAATTCATCAAGTGTTATTATCTTTTTTTTCATTCTCTATTAATTCAATCCATACACCTGGGTTATTTTTATCATAAGTATATTGTTCAAATGCAGGCAGTATAAACTCTGCATTATCATCTTCTATCCAACCATACTTAACCATATCATCTTGCACTGTCTGTGCAGGATTTATATAATCAAACTTATGGCGGCTGCCTCTAATAAATTCAAAAGATATCTTTACCGGAAGCTTATGCTTCTTGAGCTCTTTCTTAAACTCTTCAGTATACTTAGCATAAATATCTTTTGTTTCTTTTCTGTAATTCATTACGGCTTTGCTTGCTATAAAGTATTTACCTGTCCAACGTCTACCGTTCTTACTAGAAGGAACGTTTCCTGGTATCCACCATTTTTTATTTTGCATAATCTTCAATTATTTCTACATCAGTCCATGCTGCTAAATGTACTACTTCACCATTATCTCTGGTGCAGTAACTATACATTCCATCTATAGATCTAAAGTTAAGTTCTTCTCCTTCATCAACCGGAGGAGCTCCGGGTGGTACTTTATCTTGAGTAACCACTTTTATTCTACTATTTCTAGGTACGTTATATAATTCCATTCCATTTTATTTATTTAAAGTTTCTTTTAATAAAGGTTTTAGCATTTTATGTACTTTATCAAAGCCATGATTCTTCATAGCATCTGATATATCTTTAGACATAGTTAGTACACACCCGTGTATTTTATATGTTTCAGTATATCTCTGTACAGCTTTTACCCCTGCATCATCATTATCAAATAGAGTTATAATTTTTTTATACTTCTGTTTCAGATTAAATATTATATGAGGTTTAATCATTGTATTTTCTGAATCAGGACATATTACTTCTATATTATAACCCATACCTTTAAGACACATAGCATCTTTAAGTGAGCTGCATATTACTAAATAAGGCTGGTTGTATTCTAGTTGATCAATACCTTGTATATAATTCTTAACTTTATGAAACTTATGCTTTTTACTATGAGGTTGGTATATTTTATATACTTCACCATTTTTATCAAAGTAACCATAACAGCATTTGCTCCCTACTTGTAGGCTTTTATGCAAACCATTATCATCCTTGGCCATATTAAAATAATCAATTGGTTTTACATTATATTTAGTCAACATAGTTTTACCTATTCTAAATGATAACCAATACTTTTGATCTTCAATTGTCCAATTTCTATACTTTATATAATCTATTTTCCACTTTGCTTGTGGTTTAAATGATTGATCTATTGATCCGCCTGATTGTATAAAGTTGTTGTAGTCTTGAATTATTCTTCTGGTAGCTTGCGGATAACCTAAGTTAAATAGTAATCCAACTAAGTCAGCCTTGTTACCACCTTTACCTGTTGAGAAATCTTTAAATTTATATTGCATAATTGATTTATCAACATATATGCAGAAACTTGGTGTCTTTTCATTAGGATTAAATATAGATCTAATCTTAATGTCTTGACCCGTAAGTTGCTCAGGTAAATCTAAATAATATTGAAATACCCAATAACTTGGTATTTCTGATTCTTCTAATTTTAAATTTTTAGTGCTGAACATAAACCAAAGATATTAAAAAGAAATGGGCCCAGCATAACACTGAGCCCAATCTTTAGGTTTATATTATAAATCAAAGTCACTACCTGTTGAAGACACAGGCTCAAAACTATTTGTTGGTGCTGACTCTTTCTTTACAAAAGGTCTGAAATGATTTGTATTATTTCTATCAAACGTTAGTAAGTTAGAAGACTCTACATCAATTGATTCCAATGGCATACCATCTCTACTTCTTTTAGGTAAGAATAAGTCATTGTTAACATAACCTTCTTTGTTTTCCCACTCACGTGCACCTAAACAAGCATTAATGTAACCAGTTTCTGAACAAATCTTTGCTGCTTTAATCATAAAGTCTTCAATAGTATTTGCCTCAATAGCATCTAACTCAGTTCTTTTACCAACTACTTCAGATATAAATACCATAGCTTTTAGAACTTCAGTATCACGACTAATCTCATTACCATTATTTAATGTTGTATCTTTAAATGGATATGGAGAAAATCTTACTCTACCTACTTGGCCTGCATAACGTTCTCCATTAGGATTATTCATATCTTTCAAGAAACCATTAAATTCTCCTGTAACTGGCTCTGATTCTACATGCAATGTAATATTGTATGCTTCAGAGTCATAAGGTGTTTGATCAAATGTAATTGAGTTAATTTTTACTTTGTGATTTCCTGTTCCAATAACTGGTTTTGTCCCACCGCTACCGGCAGACATGTCTTTAGTACTTAACATAATTTACTTTTTTATTAATTATTAATTATTGATTATATTTTTCAATACAATCTTTTACAAACTGCAGGTCATTTGGGATAAACTTATCCTCAAACATACCCATTGGTGATTTACATGTGTTCTCTCCTGAGTTTTGTGTTTCAAAACCATATTCAAGTTCACCATCATCATTTTTATTTACTTTACCAAATAATACTATAGAAAATAAACCTTCCAGTGTTAGAGTATTGTCAATCATTTTGCCAATAGTCTTTGCTTTGATTTTTCTATTACCATTTATATCAGTTGAATCTTCTGAGTGAGTCAAAAAGATTACTGTTAAATCTTCTCTCAAATCTTTAGGTAATTTAGCTACCATAGCTAAATTTGCTGCAATCTGGGTAAATTTATCATATCCTTTTTCATTAGCTCTATCAAAATATTCAAATGAACTCATATATTGCCAATCATCTACAACTAAATTAGTTATATGTGGCATTTTATCATTAACATGTTGTATAGCTTTAACTATACCTGCAGAAGAAGACGCTGAGGTTAAATTTCCATCTTTATTTTCTTTACTGATTTGTGTATACTTGCTTTTCCATCCTTGAAATGGAAGTGGTTTATTAGCAATGTTTATAATGAAAGTCTCTTTAGGGTTTAATGTTCTGATTGAGGTAGACTTTCCTGTACCTGAATCTGCAATTACCAATACGCTGTTTGCCATATTACTTGTTTTTGATTATAGTTATTAATTCTTTTAATGTGTTATTTAATTCATCTAGTTTATTTACTACAGGAATTAGGTCGGGAGTAGTGAAGGAAGGGAGCAGTTCATCTGGATTTGGTAAATCTGGATTAGCAAAGTCTATAATTGCTTTACCTCTACTTGTTACATCATTAATAACTTTAAGTTCATTGACAGGTATTATGTGTCTGATAAAACCAGCACTTGATTGTATTAATTCATACTCATCTTTCCAATGTGGATTATGCTTATGTAGATATAACGTTCTCTTTGGATCCTCTGTATCATAATCTATAGATACAAATTCTGTATAAATATCTTCACCCTTTTCAAATTCACTAGGAAAAAAACTAATATGTAAATCATCTTTTCCAGATGGTCTATATGCCATCTTGGGTATATATAGAGAATTAATTATTCCCATTGTTTGGAAGTAATCCTCATGTTCTTCTCTGAGGGCTGCTACCTTTTGCTTTCTTTCTTGAGGTGTTAATCCCATTCTTTTCTTATTATTTAAGTTTTTAGTATTTATCATCTGCGTTCTTGTTGTCCAGGTGTTTGCATTTCTTCTATTTGCATTTGTTCAAACTTTGCTTTAAAGAATGACATACGTGCATCACCATTTCTGGCTTTTAGAAAATGTAACACCAATGTTCTATCATTTTCTATTATATATCTATCAGGTCCGTAATATCTGATTTTTTGCTTAGCTGGTCTATTAATACCTATTAACATATCTGCATGCTGTAGCATTGCATCTGAGCCAAATATATCTGACTCAAGTATATAATTACCATATTTACCATCTATAGCTCTGTCTGGGTTATCTATGTTTCTATTTAGCTGTGATAAAGCTATAAATAAACAAGGATAATCTCTTTTACATTGTGTAAAGAACTCACCTAATTCAAATAACATATCTAAACTACTATTCTGATAGGGTGCTCTCTTTACAAGCATTGTATGATCTAATGTTATGATAGTATTTACACCTTTATGTAAATTCATATACTGATCAATTTGCTCACGCATTTGATTTACAGTCATAGGTGTACTAATTATATCAACTGGGTGCTTTACTCTTTCTTTAGCATACTGATGACATTTGTTTAATTCATTAGTACCTAATACAGATCCTGCACTACATAACTCTTTATATGTTTTACCTGTTATAGAGCTAAATTCTCTAATAGCTGATGTTCTACCAACCATCTCAAATTGAAATTCTAATACCCTAAATTTATCATTAGGATTTAATGCAAAAGACTCTCTAATAATTTGATCTTTAATCAATGTTTTACCTGAGCCAGGTCTACCACCAATTACAGTCAATGTATTCCACTCTAATCCATCCGTAGCAGCATCATTAAACTTAGGCCAAGGTGTATATATAGATTTCTCTTCCCCTGTAGATCTCCTGTACATGTACTTAAGAGCTTCATTAAAGGCTGCATATTGCCCAACCCATGCTTCTGATGTTTTTTTCATACTACGTTTTCTTTAAAGTGTTCATCTTCTGTGCTTACTCCGTCAACTATCATATCACAATAATCAGCCAATCTAGAGTGTTTAACTCTATGCTTATCTTGCTTAGATATAAAATATTGACTTGTTTGCATATATAAGTAGTCTGCATCTCTATACTCATTTACATACATCCGGGTTGCTTTTATAATATCATCCCATGTATGGTCATAAGTTTCAAAGAACCATCTGAAGTTTTCTCCTAATGCTTTAACATTATTTCTTGCAGGATTACCACTTGGTAGTTTCTTAGCAGGAAATATTTCTCTATAAGTATGGATCTTATCATTGAAGTCCTTACCCATGAGTTGTATATCAGTTTTCTTTTTAGCTTTTATAAAGTAATTATCTAGCTTTACACAAAATGCTTTTGCATCTGGTGTCATTTTATATAGACCATCCTCAAGTGTGAGCATGTTCATTTTTAATAAATATTCTTTGTCTTCAGATAATGAATTAGGCAATGATACGCCTTGCTTCATCCCAAATAGGATCAACGCTTGGTTTGGAGTTATCTTCACCTTCATTATCTTCTGAAATAGTTCCCACATATTTTTCTAAGTGTTTTATAATGTTATTATGAGCATCCATAACTTTTTTATCATTTGTAAAATATCCATTCTCAATCATTGTACATGAGTTGATAACGGTTGCATGGTTGCGCTTTAAAAATTTACCTATACTGGTTTTACTATGTCCTTCCTTATGTGCTAAGTAAGACATCATCTGAACATATACAAGGTAATCTCTGAATCTAGTCCTATGTTGTAGATTTTTAACTCTACTATATTTTGGCTCATTTTCATGTAGAGCTGCTAATGCACTATCATGAAATATACCCAACGGAATCTTTTTGTTTTTTTCTGAAGGGGTGTAAATATACAATTTTACACCATAAGTTGTGTAAAAAGATTTTTTAAATTCAGCAATATCTTGCTTCTTGTTAAGTTCCTGGTTATTAGCCATTTATATTAAGATTTAAGGTTATCAAAGATAGTAAAATTTACCATTCTATACAAGGTATATCTTGCTTTTCTAACTCTTGGTTTACTTTATTAAAGACATCATTACAATCCCATTCACCACCTCTGTATGCTGCTGAAGCTGGATGTGTAACTTTATAAATTTTTTGATTATTAAGCATTATTTCCCATGCTTCTGCTTTTTTACCCATAAGTATTACAGGTATATTTTTATTATGTCTATTTATATTTTCAAAAATATATCTTGAAAATGGCTTCCATAAATCATAATGTGAGCCAATAGAGTTTACTTCACATGTAAATGCTGTATTAATTAATAGCACACCCTGGTTAGACCAACGTTTTAAATCCACATCTCCATCTTCATCTCCAAGCGCCTTAAGTATATATTGTAAAGATTTCTCAGCTTTACCTTTTCTACTACAGCTAAATGCTATACCGTCAGCCACACCTAATTGAGGGTATGGGTCTTGACCTACTATAATGCATTTAAGATCATCATACTTGCATTCTTTAAAGCCATTAAATATATCTTTAAATCTTGGTGTAAATCTTCTTTCTGCATTTACTAAGCTTACAAGCTTTTCAACTATAAGATCAAAGTCAAGACCATTTATAAAAGGAGTAAGCATAGGTGCCCATCCTGAGTCTTGTAGTTTATCATTTGCTGAATCTCTTAATTCATTTATGTCAATGTTAATTGGTATTTGTTTCATAATTAGTTAATTATTTGTATCTTTGATTAAAATCTATTTATTATGTCTGAGAAAAAAACTATTATAAGCTACGATGTTACTAAAAACATAGACTGTCAAATAAATCCAGCATTTATTAGCGGCTTACAGCAAATATACTATAGATATATTACTGAGTTTTATGATGATGTAGGAAATTTTGCTGAACTTATAAAAGACTTTAACCTATTGGTTACTAATCCTAAAGAAGCTAAAGCTAAGAATAGAATTTTTACATCTGTTGAGAGTGATATTTATACACTATATTCTCTTATAACATTACTTAAAGGATATGCTGTTGAACAAGGTTTAGAGAGAACTGAAGAAACTGCTGTAGATAAAGAAGCATTTAAAACTGCTGCTGATAAAGCTATGAAAGAGAGTAGTAACCCTATAGAGATACTAAATAATCTTACTAAAAATTTAGGAGAGCTATCTTAACTGCATCCCATTAAAGTCACCTATCTCAACACAAGCTTGTATTGCTAAATTCAATTCATCTTTATCACAGTCCCCAAAGGATTTACAATACTCTTGTTTATCTTTTACAAAACATAGCCCTGCGGATCTTTTCACTTGTATTTTGGCTTCTTCAAAGGTGTAACCAATTTCTTGTGCTATTTCTCTAATCATTGCATGTAGACGTGCTAACTGTGGGTTACTACCCTTATCACCACTTACACCTACAAATATTTCTAATTTAGATCCTTCTTCAAGCTGCTCAAAGAATTTTCTATACTTAGTACCCATTGCTTTAATAGGGAAATGTAGTTGACCATCTTTAACTGATGCTTTTATATATAAATTATCCTTCATAAGGATACTATATTATATAATCCAGTAATAGCTACTCCACATAAAAATACTACTACCATATAAAAACAACCTTTATACACTTTTTCCATTTTTTCAGGAGATCTTCCTTGATTACTTCTGTACTGTCTAAATTTTTTCTGTTTCATTTTGATTAATTTTTTTTAATGTTTCTAATATTTCAATAGCTACTTCCAAGTTCCTTCTAGAGGAACCTGGTATAGTATCTACATTATCTAATAGATTAATTATATCTTTTATAATTATATCATTCATGACTTTCAAGTATAATGCTCTCTAGATCTACATCAATAAGTTCTTGTATATCTACGTCAATTTTATTTTTGTTTCTATCTATCAGTAAAGCCCATACATGCTGTATTTCTACAGTAGGACCATACCCTGGTGTACCAGGATCTCCATTGGAATCATACCATTGATCAGGTTCACCTGGATCATATATGTATTCTACATCTAATAAGATATCATTCCACTCATAGTCAAAGCTCAACATTACAAAAATCTTAGTGCTGAACCTACATAAACAAATTCCTGAGCACACTCTGTGCACTTAGCATTAGATTCATTTCTGATTAATGCTGGGTCACCACAGTTTGGACATGGAGTTTCATCATTGGTATCTATATATTCTTCAATTGCTTTTCTTGATAGCCCGTGTATCATTGCATCATGTGCACCACGGTACTCTAATTCTTCTTGTTGCTCAATAAAGAGCTCTTTCATTCTTCCCATAATTAATTTTTTAGTGGATTATAACGTTTTATTTTACTTGAGTCAAATGAACTAAGAGCTGACTCTACCCATTTCTCATCCTGTGTTCCTTTATAACATAGTATATGGCATACAGCTGTCTCAGATGGGTTAAGTCTTAATAACCTACCAATTCTTTGTGCTGTTTTCTTTTCATTACCATATGCATGCATAATAATACCTTGTTTTAGTTGAGGTATTGTTACACCTTCTGATAACTGTAATACACAAGACAACTTATTTATACGCCCATCTGAGAAGTATTCTAAGTTATCTGCTGATTTATTATTACCTGAATGATAGCTATACTTACAGACACGGTCTGCTTGATCCTGGGTGTTTGCAAATATTATACATTTATCTTCTATATTATTAACCATAGACTTAACATATGCTTCTTTAGTAGTGTATTCCATAAGTGCACGCATCCTCATAATATAGGCCCATTGCTGTTGCTTTGGTGTTTGTGCTTCTGCTACTCTACGTGTAACATAACTATAGTCTTTAACTTCACTTGTATGCCAGTAACCACCATTCTTGTTTTTCTTCTTAAGTGATGGTACACCTGATAACTGTAAGTCATGTATAACTATTCTATAATCATTTAATATGTTTGAGTCAGTAGCATCATCAACTTTAAATGTGTATTTTATAGGACAGTACTTTTGTACAAGTTTTCCTTTCTCTGATTGCTTATCTCTTGGTGGTGTGCCTGTTAAACCTAATATCTTACCTGTGTAAGGGCCCAAAAACAATTCATGAGAGTATTTTAATGAATGACACTCATCTAAATATACTATGTCATAACTATTAGGATCTTTCTTTTTAAGAGATATATAAGTTGTAAATGTAATATGCTCAACTAATGAGTATAATCCCATTTTATCTAGTTCATCAAGCCAAGACTGAGTAACTGAATGTTTTGGTACTACTACCAATACTTGTATAAATTGATTAAAGTTCCTCTGCAGGTGTTGTATAGCAATTCTTGTTTTGCCTACACCCATAGATATACCTAAACCACATCTTTTATGTTGTGCTGCAATTGATAGTGCGTCACTCTGTACTACATCTCTGGAAAGATTAGCTGAAGGATTGTATGCCATAATATTATTGTTATTGTTAAGATTATTGTCCAAACTAATGTTTTTATTAGTCTATCTTTTTGATATTGTTTCATTTCTCTTTGGTATTAAAGGTGGACCCTACAGGACTTGAACCTGTGACCTTCTCATTATGAGTGAGCTGCTCTGACCAACTGAGCTAAGAGTCCTGGTAGCCGGAGTGGGACTTGAACCCACACGAACTATCCAGTTCAACAGATTTTAAGTCTGTCATGTCTACCAATTCCATCATCCGGCCTGGTGATCCCACTAGGATTTGAACCTAGAACCTACAGCTTAGAAGGCTGTTGCTCTATCCAGTTGAGCTATAGGACCATAAAGTTATGTTCTAGAGCCTGAAAATCCTAATTCATAAGATTCTTCTGGGTGTTCTTCTATCCACATGTGACAGTTTCTGCAAACTGGTAACCATGTAGACACATCTAAGTGATAAATACCACGACCATGCATATGATGCACATCAGTAGCTTGCACAGAACACTTATGGATCTTTGCATGACATACTGGTTTGTCTGTTAAATACTGCCTACGCAATTTGCTGTAAGCAGTATTTAATTTAGACATTTTACTTGAGACTTTTTTGATGCTCATTTTTTAAGTTGTAAATAGTTTTTAGGAAGTAAACCTAAAGACATAAATTTTAATATAACATCCTCATATGTAATACCTAAGTCTTTGAAACTCATAGTATTAGTATAATCATCTAAAATCTCATCAGCAGGTATACTTGCCATATACTGTGCTGTTGGTGAATGCTTGAATGTTTTACTAAGATAAGCATTTATACGCTTATTACAAATAGTTTGTTTCCATGCATTGATCTCTCTTTGACTTCTTTTCCAAACTTTAGTTATTCTACGTTTTTTGTCCCAGTGCAGCTTGTTAACTTCTTCAGGTTTATAAACCTTGAGGCCATGGAGCACACGTTTAAACAAAAAATGTTGATACGGATTTAGTTTAGTATAACTTAAAGAGTTTACTATTGATTCAGGATGTAACTGATATTCTGTTAGTATCCCATAGTATTGATAGCGTTCTTCTCTCTTTGAGAGTAACTCACGTTGTTGTTGTTGTTTGAGTGTATTTATTTGATCTTGAGATAGCATAATGATTTAGTTGTTATTGATTAAGTAAAGTGATTAAAGTATTAGGCCTGCACAGAAATTAACTAAAATCTCCATACAGGCCCTCTACATATTTAGAGAACTATATTATAGTTCAAAAGTCTCTTCTACGAGCTCTTCTGTTTCTTCACTTACTTCATCAGAAACTTCATCATTAGCTTCTTCTAGATCATCTACATCATCTACTGTAGAGTTATCAAAGCCTTCTGATTTAATATCAAATGCTTCTTCTATACTAGCTGCTGGTACACCTATGCTGTTAGACTTAGTGTTACTAGTTCCATTAGCATCTTTGATGTCCTCACCATTTGTATGAGCTAATAATACGTCTTGTGCTGTACTATCAGCTACAAAAAACGTTTTCCTATAAATAGGTTGACCATCTACACAACATATGATACCTGTATCACCTGCGTATTTATAATCTCTATCTGGATCATTACTGTTGAATGGCTCCAATTGCTCTTTAATAATGATTTTACCAGCTAACTCACTGCCAGCTTTAAAATCTAATGATTGTAAGTCTTCTAACTTACCATGTAATAGTGTTGATACTTTAGATCTTTTGACCCAACCTCCGTTACCAAAGGTTACTCTGTCTTGTTGTAATCTGATGTACCCATACTCTGAGTTGTTGTTTGATTGACGGATAACATTGCCCATGTCATCAGCTAAGATTTCTACTTGCTTTTGCATTGTTTTAAATTTAATAAATTAATAAATGATTTGTTGATGACTTATGTGTCATCTGAATGGAAATATGGGTCATCTAGCTTTTCATAAGCTTCTATTTCATCTAATGCTTTCTCATATTCTTCTATGAACTCTGGTTCATCTTCTATGAGAGGCACTTGTTTACCTGAAAACCTATTGTAAAACGGATTGACCACTTCTTTGGTGTATGCTGAACTTAAACCATTAAGGTCCTGTACTTCTTCATCAGTTAATGAGAGGTATTGCTCTACTGAGCATTCAATTATACGTCCATTGGGCAGTTGTATTATCATATCTGTTAACAAAGATAAAAATATAACTAACCCTGGCTCACTAATTTTAAGGAATTAATGTCTAAGATCAAAAATAAATTGCATATATATAGCTATCACTTATATAATAACTAATTTGCCTTTTACTCTTTTTATGTAATTGTGCTGTCTCAACTCTTTTAATAGTTTAAATATGTACCTTTGGGATACATCTGCTGAGTCAGCTAAAGTTGAAGCAGACGGATATGCTTCACGGTTTTTATCTGCATAGCACGCTATGAGACTATATAACCCTTTTGCTTGTATAGACAAACTTGGATCTGACAATACTTTGTATTTGACTATACCAAATCTATCTGATTTCTTTGACATGGTCTTTTAAAAGCATAAGCATGGCCATAGATTCATTAGTTTCTTTAGCTAAATCATCATTGTTCATACCATACTTGTCATTCATATATCTCCCAAAGGATATATTTTTACCATTAGCATCTTTTATAGCATTGTCTAATAGTTTCCAAGATGCTTGTTCACTATGTAATAACTCCATTGATATCTTTGCCATGACTATTCTTTTATAGTATTATCTTCTGTTTGATCCACATTCATAAATAAATCAGCTTGATGTATAGGCTCTGAATCTGTTGCCAATATATCAAAATATTTTATATCATCAACTGATACAGCTATTAATTCTAATGGTGAACAAGAGTGTTCATACATTTGTAATTGCTTTTCTTTATTATGATACATAAATTCTATCTTAATGCTACTATAGAAAGGATTAAATGGTTCTGATCCCCATGAGGTATCACCTATAACTTTTGCGTATACCATACCATGACCTGCATATAGACCCATATCTTGCAATATGTCTACTTCATACTTGTCTGATTTATGATAAGACGGTGGTATTAGCTTTACATAACCATTTAAGGTTACTGGCTTATATACTTCTTCTATAAGACTTAGGTGTACTATATATTCTTTTGCAGTGTCATTAAGATTATCCATAAGGATCTTAAACATGTGCTCATAGTTCTGAGGTTCTTTTGATTTGATAGAGATAGCATTACTTAGAATGTTCTCCATCACTTTTTCTGAAATTTTAAATTGATTTGCCATTGTTTATTATTATTTTAAGGTTTGACGAATGAGAGGTAGGGAGCAGTGAGTATGATATGCAACAGCTACATGAAGTAAACTACAAAATAAACTCATGCATATGCTGTTGCTATCAAAGGTCATCACTTACATAACCAAACTCAAGGCCTAACTATAGTAGTATATATATTATATAAATATCTACTGGTACTGTTTGTATGAACTGTGGTTCACTTTTTTACTCTAAATTCAAATGATATGAACGGTAATAATAGTAACCAGCTCATTTCTTTATAAGAACTGTTTGGATCTACACCAAATGCTATACCTATGATAGGTATAAATTCTACATGAAGTTTAGGTAACATTTTAGTCTTTGCAAGTATAGACATATAAACAACTGAGTTTAATGCTACTGCTACGCCTACAAGTAACAAGGTTACAATATAAGCGGTTCCTAAGTCATATGTGGTAACTGCATAATAAGCAGACCAAGCATACATGATAGGTATTACGATTACGTAAAGGACTTTGATTAATGATTTAATAAGGTTTTTCATGATAGTTTAGTATTTAATTGATTAAAGTTTATTGACTGATTGTCTCCGAATGAGTATGTACGGTACTTTCTCATTTTTCTACATCCACGTTTGGATGATCCACAAGACTGAAGGATTGGTCCTCCTATGAATAGGAGTAACATAAGGTAAAGGAATTTCTTTTTCATAATTTTGCTATTAAGGATTGAACTGTTATTACTGCGGTTAGATCATATTCATTAAACTCTCTATCATCAAAGAGATAATATAAGTCTTCACCTACATACTGTGTTATTTGTCCATTAGTATCTGGTACATAACGTGGTTTAACTATATATACATAGTCATAGTCTGAAGACGTAGGTAACAATGGTAAACATTGATTAGTAGGCCAAGCTACATTGTAGTCAACTAATTCTACTTCAAAGTCATATTGAATAAGTATGTTAGTACACTGTATTTGTTCTGGTTCAGTAATTTCTAATTCCTCTTTCTGACAAGAGGTGAATGCTAAGGTTAGGCATAAGCCTATGAATAAATGTTTCATAATGGTTTTAATTAAGTGATTAGTGATTAAGTTTTTCATCTACGTCTTGACCAACGAATATTGCTGGTATCCATCCAAAGATTAGTGAGAAGCCTATGGTTGCACCATGAGCAAAGCATTCTTTAAATGTCCAAGTATCTTCTAGATACCATACGATTGTGTTTACGAATATTACAGTTAGGATAAAGGTTGTTACTGTAGCCAACATGATTTTAGTATTCTTCATTTGATTTAGTATTAGTGATTAGTAAATAACTTAGAGTGCTTATCCATTATTGGCTTACACTATTTCAGAATAGTAAGTGGTATTGCTTGACTCATATCTCTAAGCTTTTGATTATAATATTCCGGGTACTATGGCTCTTATCCTATAGAGGAAGAGACAAACATTACCTATGTAGTATTGTTGAGTGTAATTGCTACTCTTGTAGTAGTGTTAGCTATATTAATATATTAATGTGCTATGGTAGTTATGATAGTGGTAAAAGGTGGTATATTGTGGGTATGTGATGTCATACTGTTTGCATAACACACATTAACGCACAAAAAATAAAAAGATTAACCAGCTTTTACACTGATTAATCAATTTATCTACGGTTTACTAAACTAAACTGCCTCAACCCATCTCAAATCTGTTTCTTCTCCAGTTGATAGGTTCATTACTGGATTATCAGACAATCTAAAGCCAGGCATCTTATCACCTCTATTTAGTTTGTCCTGTAATTGTTTTATTGTAGGATGATCTGCCTTCATTACTTGACCTGTCTCTGGGTCCATTAGGCTTAACACACCAAAGCTAATGTTGGTCTGCTTTCTACTTGCCACTTTTAAACCGGCTATAGTAGTTTCAGATTGTACCATTGGTACGTCTGATACAATAAGTGTTGCACTGTTAGTATTCTGATTGATACTAAACTTTCTAAAATAAACTGCTGTTTGCATAATAAATGTATTTAATGAATAATTATTTTATGTATAAATGTATACGTATTATAGGTGGGGAGAAGTGAAAGAGGAAGGAAGCAGTGAATATATACAATAGGATTGTATGGTCTATAGCAATAGGATGTAAATGTATACCCTAAAGCAGTAGAACGTTTAAAAGAGGTGTGCTGTTACACACACCCCTTGTTCCTGATTAGGCTTGTTCAACCCAGAACAGGTTCTGGTTCTCTTCACCAGTCTGTAGATTAACTACCTTTTGCTCACTTAACCTGAAGCCAGCCATCTCATCACCAAGGTTGAGCTTTTGCCCAAGAGCTTTGATTGTTGGATGAGAACTCTTCATCACCTGATTAGTTTCAGGGTCTATCAGAGATAACACACCAAAGGAGATGTTCCCTTGTGTTCTTGTAGCAACAGACAGACCAGCAAGAGTAGTCTTGTTGTTTGACATTGGAGCTGAGCTCACGATGATTGTTGCTGAGCCAGTTGACTCATTGATGTTTAGTTTTCTAAAGTAAACCATAATTTAAAGTATTTAAAAAATTAATTAAAATTGTGGAACATTACAGGGGTACCCCCAACCACAAACACTAGGTGGGGAGCAGTTCAGTATGGCATCTCAAGCACGCTAAATATATAATTTTGCCAGGGCCGGGATGGGGGTATACAAACTTTTTTACTCAAGTGGGGGGTATGTTATGACGGAAAAATTTTTATAGGATTTATAAAATTAGTATATTGTTTCTATAGACGCAGTTTAACTTAAAAATGAAAACATGGCAAATTGGGATGACAACAGTGGGGAGGATAATAAAAATGGACTGACTGAAATAGAGCAAATGCAACTAGACGCAGTAATGCTTGAGACAGCATATAACAATTCCTATTTAGTGCTAACTAATCAAATAACATTTGAAGACTTGTTGACTGATAAATTTACAAAAGGGGGCGAAGCTGTTATGGCATTTGATCCAACTGAAGGGCCAATGCAAGAAGAATTAGAAAATATGATTAGTTATTATATTGAAGAGGAAGCTTATGAGAAGTGTGCTAAGCTGCAGAAACTCGTAAATAAAATATACCCACAAAGTATAAATGAGTAACAATGGCAACAAAAAAGAAAAAAAGTACTGTAAATAGTTCGGGTAATTACACAAAACCGGAAATGCGTAAAAGATTATTTAATTCAATCAAAGCAGGAAGTAAAGGTGGAGGTGCTGGACAATGGTCTGCACGTAAAGCTCAAATGCTAGCTAAACGTTACAAAGCTAACGGAGGAGGATATAAAACGAAGAAGTAATGGCAAAGACTAAACAACAAAAAAGCCTAAGTAGATGGACTAAACAGAAATGGAGAACGGCAAGCGGAAAGAAGTCTTCTGAAACTGGAGAAGTATACGCACCCTCTAAGACTATATCTAAACTCAAAAGTACTAAGGAGGGTAAAAAGAAATTAGCAGCAGCAAACGCA